CCAACCTCAGTGCCAACTTCATTAGTCTTGACTCTCCATTCTTCAAATGTGTTTGCTGTTGTTACGTTTACTGTTGCCATATTATCTCTCTATTAATTGTTTTAACATATCTTTAATTTCTGATACATCTTGTTCTACTTTATCTAATCTGTTTGCATCGGCTTTAATTCTTGCACGATTAGCAGAATATTCTTCTCCACCATTACTCATATTTATAATAGCTCCTGATTTTGTGTCTCTCATTAAACCTATATGTCCTTTAACTGGTATCATTATGCTTTCAATGCTATTGCTCTTAAATCTTGGCACAAAGGAATATAACTTGTACTAGTAGATCTCATTACAATTTTTGTTTGGAATATTGTAAAACTTGAAGATGGTGTAATATCATATATTGTTTCAGCATATGTCGTACCATCCGAGTATGCAACTTGTCCATTATTTCCAGTTGGTGTTGCTGCTACCCATAATTCAGTATCAAATGTTCCTGCTGTATTACCAGTCTTATAATATACATCAATGAATGAACCATTTGGACGATTAATATCTAAATAAATTTTAATTCCATCTGATGTATCTTGTAATTCAATAACTTTTGTTACATACTTAGCTAAATTATTACCTCCAGTAGCTACTGTTTCTAATGGAGCACTTGTTTGATTATCAATTCTATTTGATATAGTAATTAATGAACATCTCTCCATATCAATTACAGGAGATAAGTAATTTGATGTTGAGGTAAATGTACCATCAAGTTGTACAGTTTGTGTTGCACCAGATTTAATTACTTTAGGTGATAATGGAGTATAATCTTCATTAGTAACAATTGCTGCTCCTGTTGACCCGATAGTTGTACCATTACCTTCAGCTGTATCTTTAATTGTCCATGCTTGTGTAGTATTAGGTAATACTAATTGTTGAATAACTGGACGTATTGTATTCCATGCTAAACCTTGTGTTGCTTGAGCTGCAGTACCACCACCATTACCAGCTGTAATTGCAGCAGCATGATTAGCTGCAGCAACTGTAATAGTATAACTATCTCTTCCTATACTCACAATAGTATGTGTAATATTTAATTCAGCTGCGGTATAACCATTTGTTGCAACAAAGCCGGCAAATGTTACTGTATCAGATACTGACATTCCATGGTCTCTATGAGTTACAGTAAATGTATTAGCAGCAGCTGCAGTAGATACAACTGTTGTTAATGGATTACTTACTAATTGTCTTGAAGGTAATGCAGCATTTCTAAGTACACAATTACGACTTACTGAAATATCAAATACTGCCCTATTTAATGTGAACATTAAGTCTTTATTCTGATCTGGTGTCCATGTTGAAGCATTCTGTGATTTAAATAATACTCCAGCATATGGTTGTTGACTTATTCTATTACCATTCTGATCTTCTTTACCAATCTCAGCATAACGTACATTATATTTATTTGAGTTAGCCATAATAACAATTGCATATTCAATACCATCTTGTAAAAATACTGGTGATGCAAATGTAAATGTTGTAGCAGCAGATATACTAACAGAACCTGGATTAAGTGTTATATCAGAGAATGGAACAATTGTTTGGGTTGGAAATCCATTTACCATTTCACGTATACTTATATTCACAGGAATATTATCATCTTTAGATGTAAAGTTAAGAGCTACTGAAGTAACAAATGTAGATTGATCAAGTAATATAGATTGAGCAAGTGGATCAGACCAAATTTGTCTTCTACTTATTGTTCTTGAAACCGATGTTGTATCTCCTACTGAATTTCTTTGAATTACAGGAGTTCTAGTTGAAATAATAACATTCTCTCTAGTTTCAATTAAACCTGCAGCATTATAATTCGCTGTGGCTGATGTAGTAGTTACGTCATTATCGTTAGTAGATGATTGAGTTAATTTAAATTCTTTTTGACCTGTTGAAAAATTAAGTGTAGAGTTATTAGGTACTAAGAATGTACCACTTACTGCACCGTTAGCATCAGTTGTTAAAGTTGTTTGTGTGGCTGGATGAGAAGTAACAGTATTAACACCAACAAGCGGATCATAACTTGAAGCATTTGTAGAAACATAATCAGCTACAGATGTACCATCAAAGAAAGCATATACTTGAGTAACTGGTTTCATACGCGTTGCAGAGAATGCTACAAGTCTTGTTCTCATAAATGGAACAAAGTTAACTTCTACTATCCTATCACCAATACTAAATCTTGATGTTTGAACTTCAATAGTTTGTTGAACACCTGTTCGTGTAGATGTACCAGTTTCAATTAATGATTCAACATTAGGACCAGTATTTTGCCATGATCTACCAGTCCAGTTAGTTGACCATTCACCCCATACAGTACCTACTTGAGGTTGAAGGTTTACCATCATTGCATCAAATTCATTATCATTATTAATAACAACCTCTGGTCTCCGATCAATATCACGCCATTCATCAGTAGAAGGTGTAAGTGTCATTGAACCAGTCCAGTTAAATACATCATAAGGGTTAACATTAATTTGTCCAGAGTACTGTCCTTGTGTTATAATAGCAGCAGATGTATATGGTAATGTTATTAAGTCACCAGTTTTTGTTGTGGTTGATGATGCATGATGTGCTAATGCAGCATTGCCTTGAGCAAAACCAGGTCTTAATATACGTTTGTTTATATCAACAGAAGCCCTATATTCTGGAGAATCTGATCTTGACATACGTGTATTTGCAAATGCATCTACTAAATATCCAGACTTCCATCTTGGAGCATTTGATGAATCTAAAATTTGTTTATTTTGTGCTTCAGCTTCTAAGAATGAAAGTACACTATAATATTCTATTTGATTTATTCTCTTATCAATCTTACCAATATCCCGCATTGTATATCTACGATTATCAATAAAGTCTACCGTAACTTCAGCTGGTGTTAATGTATATGCAGGAATAGTTAATGTATATAAATGCATTGCATCAGATGGAATATCTGGTTGAGCTGGATAACGTGATGGAACACCTGGTGAAACACCAAATGTACCTTTAGAATCTAAATAAATTTTATCTATTCTTGGTAAGTAAAATTGAATATCAGTTTCAAATTGAGTAAATCTTGTAGGAGCAACCGCTATAATAGCACCTGTTCCTGTAAAATTACCACCAGCATTACCTACCCTTGGTCTAAAGTCAACTGCAGATCTTAATTCTATTCCATTAATTTTAGGAATAGTATCATAATCAATTTGTCCAGTATATGAATCAACAGTGAAAAAATCACCTGTTGAATGTGTGAAATACTTATATGTTACTGTAAGTCCTGTAACAGATGTATCATAATTTGATGTAGTCTTTAATTTAATACGACCAACATCATAATAATCATCTCTTTGTCCATTATCTAAATCAAAATGAGTAGTAACATCAACAGATCCTGAAGTTTCAACAACAGATACTAATTCATGTACATCTGCATGACCGAGAGCCATACCAGTTCCAGTAAAATCATCACTTGTACTAAATGCAGAAGATGTATTTGAACTTAATGTTTTAGTCTTATGATTTACTGTTCGTATAAATGGTGCAATCAATCTTAAAGTGTCACCATTTACAGCAGTTAATCCTGTTATAGTAGCTGTTGTACCAGCACCATTTACACTAATATTTCCAACAGTAACTGCTGGATTATCAGTAACTGTAGTATCAGTATCATTAACTAATACCCAGTTTGTGTTATTTGCTTTAGTACCAAATACTTCATTAGCGACAGCTGTGGTAAATGAAACTGAACCAGCGTTAACTACACCATCAGCAGCAATTATACGATTAGTTTCAAAACGATAATTATAATCTGGTGTAGATCCATCCGTTATCGTATTAAGTGTTTTAATTCTTTCGTATGGTAATTTATATATTAAAGAATCTGGACCAATGTTATGCGTAGTGTTTGTAGTAGCTATTGTTGCTGCAAAGTTTCCACTTGTTGCATCTAATTGAGTTGCAGCAGTCATTGTACCAGTAAAACCAAATATATGAATTCTATATCTTGAAGCTGTTGTACCACCATTACCACTTACACGTTCAACTGAACGAGCTCGACAAGTACCAACTTGTGTACCACTTGAATTTTCAATATCTATTACACCAAATGTAGTAATATCTGGGAAGCCAACCATTGATGTTACTTCTATATAATTATTATGACTTATCTCTGTAACTTTATCTGTAACTCTTTCTGATGTTCTTGCTTTATCAAAATGTACATTAGTTATTCCTAATGTTTCAATCTCATAACCTCTTACATAAGCTTTAGAAGGTTCAACACCAAGTGTTAATTTAGTAGAATCGGATGCATGTGCTTTAACAAGTGCTTTAAATGGATTAACATAATAATTACCAGACTCATCAAATGTTCTACGAGCTAATTCATCTTCAAGATGATTATAATCTGCTGTTCGTGCATTTTTAGTAATAATACCTGATTCTAATCGAGCAATAAGAACAAAGTTACCTGAGTTTGCATTAACTGCTTGAGTAGATAATGCTGCTGTAATAGAATAACGATGTGCACCAGGAGCAGACTCATTAGGTGTACCTGTAGCATTATCATTTAATGATGAATCAGTACCTGAACTAACAAGAGATTCAGTGACAAGTAAACCAATATCAAACGATACATTGCTTGTATATTTAGATAATATAATAGTTTTAGCTTTAACTGCAACCATGTGTTTCTTAATATAATATATACCATCTTCAATAGATACAATCGAACCAAATCCTGTAGCAGAAGCTGCTTTTACTTCAGCTGATTTATTAGCTCCATCTGTTATTGTTGCATTATCAGCAAATACTGCACCACTTATATATTGTACCCACAACGTAATTGGATCTGAGCCATCAGCTAAGGCTGCATGAATAACTTTAGCAGTACTAGTACCATCAGTAAATTCAGTACCAACTAATTCTACAACAGTATCACAATATGCATTAACTGAATCTAATTTTATATAGTCAATTTTATTATGGAGATGAACTGAACCTGGAACAACAACAGAACCATCTTTAAATATATGATCACCAGTAGATGATATTTGATGTTGTAAAGCTGTTTGTAACTGGGTTAATTCTCTTGCTTGTATTGCCTTACCAGGTCTAAATAATATTCTCTGATATTGTTCTTTAGGGCTTAAAGTATTGCCCGAAGCTACACTTTCAAAGTCATCCCAATATGGTTCTACGTTAAATGAAATTGCCATGTTTCTTTCCTATTAAAATGCGATTACTAATCTTACTGTTTCTACTTGTCCAGATGCTCTTGTTGTTGCAGTTCTATTTTCTACAAACATAACATCACCTGAATGGTGGTTAATTAAAGGTACTCCTACTGCCGTAATATCATCACCTGCGGTAGATGCACCGGTTGCACGAGTAAAGTGTGTCGTAAGGAATGTACCAAAACCTGTAGATTCATTTTGAATATAATGTAATACACCAGTAGCATTATTATATTCTACACATATACCTTTAGCACCAACTGTACCTGAAGTATGACCTTCAAATGCAAAATCAGCTACGTATGTGCTTCCTAATGAAGCAGGTATTGTTACGCTTTTGCATGTATTATATGCATTAGCTTCAGCAATTTGAGCAATAGTACCTGTAGTTGAACCAGTTACTGTTGTAACAAGAGCTTTAAATATTTCTCCTACTACAGGATTAGCTGATGAACCTGCTGTTATCCAAAGCGCATCAGTAGTTGTACCTATTGTTAAAATCTTATAAAAATTACCAACTACCATTGAGGCAGCAGCTGTTACTGTTGCACTCTCATTAGCTTGTTCAATTGGATTTTTAATAATAGCTAATTGTCTAAAGTCATTTGAATCAGGAATTGTACTTGATTCATCACCTGTAAATGTAGTATTAATAGTTATATAATGTGAACGTAAATCATTTGTAGGATCTGCACCATATCCACCTGGAGGACCAATCACTGGTCTTATTGCACCATTTGAACCTGCTCCACCTGTTACTGTAACTGTAGCGTGGGTATATCCTGTACCAACGTTAGTCATTGTAATACCTGTAATAGCTCCACCAGATACTGTAGCTGTGGCTGTAGCACTTGCACCATCACCTGCAATAACTAATGTTGGAGCTGATGTATATCCAGTTCCTGCAGTGGTTATCTTCATATTATATATGGCTCCATCAACTGCATTACTCTGTACACTCCATTGATTAATCAATGCTGTATCAGAACCTACGGCCGGTGAAGATTTAATATGTCTTGATGGTATGAATGATGATGTTAAAAACTTCGTTACATCAGATGTTGGGACTGTATACATATATTTCCATATATAACCATCTGAACTTGAGTGATTAATAACACCAGATGTTTGAACACCTGTTACGTCTGGATTTGTTGTACTTGTTCCTGAGCCAGCTTTCAAGCACATGTATACATTATTATTATCTGAAATAACGTGATATACTTTGCTTTCAATGTTAGTGTCTTGATCGTCATACTCTACATAAGTTGTACCAGAAACCCAAAGATTTCTTGGCGAACAATGAATAATATCTGTACTAGCAATTTTCTTCATGGCAAACATGTTTTCCCATAAAGTATTACTTGTATAGTCATTTTCATATGGGGTTGTTGGAACTGTATCATCAGTCCATGCATTAGGCCGTCCCAAGGCCATGTAGAATTGATTGTCTCCAAGACTAGCTAAGAACTTATTAGTTGTATCTAATCTAAATTTGCTAGTGATTATTGCTGCCATGTCTTTTCCTTTATTTTATGAAATAACGAGTGAACTTGCTCCACCCATTCCGAATTGTAAACCTATAGTATTATTTATACTATCTTGTACTGTATATTGTGCAAAATCACTGTTTGGACCCAAATATCTGAACTTCATATTCTCCCAATGATTATACATTCCTATCTTCTTCTTCTCTGAACTACCATTTGCAAAATGAGTATAACTCTTTTCTAATATATGACTATTAAATGTCACTGGTCCAATTTGTAATGATGATAAGTTAAGAGTAATCTTACCAGCGGCTGGTAACCAACCGTATTGTGTTTGTGTATTTGACGATGTTAATAATTTAATAAATATTGCAATTTCGCCAAAGAACTTAAATCCAGCTGGATGAATTAATCTTGTAAATGCATTTTTCCAATCAGCTACATTTTTACCTGTGCGTAATACATATGAAAACTGTTGATAATAATAAGAGTCTTGCATATATTTTTTATCTGATAAAAATCCATCATTAGTTGTAAACAAACCCTTAGGATATGTTTTTACTATGTCACCGTTTGATAATGCGTTTGTAAATGTTAATCTATATTTAGTTATACTTGAACTTGAATATACTGATTCAACATAATCTGTTGTGGGAGTCTGATATACATTATTAACAAACACAACATCATCATCAAATACAGCTGCAAGATTATCATCATTATTTCCATCAACAACTGTTGGTGTTCCACTAATTGTAAATGTATTTGTTGGTGTATAAGCAGCTTGATTTATTTTAATATCTGCTGATTGATCTGTCCAATCTCCATCTGATGGAATTAATACATCTATAAATGGAAAATATGTTTCTACTTCATCATCGTATATTAAACGAAAGAATGATGTGATTGATTCTGGTGTTCCTCTACTTTTATAAAATTCAACAAGTCTTTTATAAAATGTACGTGGATCTGTAGCAAAGTCTCTTGGTACTGCAATACCAATTTCATTTTGTAATTCTGTAAGAAGACTAGATTCTACAAAATCAATATCTCTTTGAATATCTATTGAATTTAAATAAAATCCAGATTTATTTGAACGTTCAAGATATAAAGCATATATTTTAAGAAAACTTACAAGATCTGGATATGCACCCTGTATATGATCAGGTATTAAATCATTTATATATGATGATATATTATATTTACCTAAGGTTGACATTAGTTAGATACCGTTGTATAATCAATACCGGCTGTAGTACCACCAGTAGCCATAGTATCTATCTCACCTGTTATAATTGCAGTTGAGGTATTAATTGTTAGTAATTCATTTCTTGTAGGTGATATATCAGATGATGCTGGTTTAACCGTAACATCAATCGTGGTTGAACCCGTAGGAAGTGCTGTTGGATTAAATGCAGTTAAAGTAATTGTTCCAGCCTCTTCATTAACATCACCAGCATTTGTATTTAATACTAGATTGGCCGAATCAACTATTTGAATTATTCTTGTATTACTTGAGCTATCATAAAAATCTTTAAGATTAGCATCAACACCACTATATGTAAATCCAGTTGAAGTTACATAAGAACCAAGAGCTGAAGTAGAACCATCTAAATCTGTAAGAGCTTGATTAAATTTAAGTGTATATTTAGTTGCTGTACTAAGTACTGGTGTAATTTTCTTTGTCATCTTAATACGAGTAATATTAGATAAGATAGCAATATTAGTATCATCAATCTTCTTAAGAACATTTGAATCTCTATATACTCCGCCAAAACTCTTTAATGTATCATTATTATATGCTATGAGTGTACTCCTTATTGAAGTTGCAAGACCAGATGCTGTAACTGTAGCAAGGTTTGGATTATATTTAAAGTAAACTGCTAAATCTATATATGTATATTCAGGATCGACAAGAACTGGAGTGATAGATACAACATTTTTTGGCTTAAGAATATTTGTTTTGATTGTTGTCTTTTGAACATCGGTTAGTACTTCAGCAGATAATGGTTTAATACTTATAAAAACTTTACCATAATCTGGCACATCATGATCTTCTCCACCCCAGACAGCAACAGCTTCAACATCTGCGAACTCATTTTGAATTATAGATTTATAATCATCTGGTGTAACAGCTCTATTTTGGGATATATGAGCAAGAGGTGCATTAAATTTAATTGCTTCTTTACTTTCTCTTGGTGCACCACCAGTAGCCTTACTTACAAGTGTAATTGTCTCATTACTATTACCATTTAATGAATCTGTCATTGTAAATACAGTAGCACCATTAATATCAGTGCTAGAAGGTATAGTAGAATATTCAATGGTAATAGTATTTCCATTTCCAGGTCTCTTACCAATAATATTATCACCAAATTTTATTTCATAAAAACCATCTCTTCCTTCTTCTAAAAAATATACTTCACTTGTACCATCCAAATTTACTACGTTAGTATTTGATGAATAAACTTTAGATGCACTTGTAGAAGCAGAATCTATTACAGTAACTTTAATTGCTGCTGTGTTTACATTTATAGAAGGAATTATATATTGTTCAAATGTATTATTTTGATATGTATAATTTATACTTGATAATGTTCCTTGCTCTATTCCAACATTTGAAAATAACCAACCATTAGTTGAATCAAAATTTATTGTGGATGTAACTGAAGCAAACATTGGATATGTAATACCATCAATAGTTGTTTGGAATTTAGTACCTCTTGTCAT